GTATCAGGGAACTCGAAGAAGAGGTTTTACGGCTACGGCAGCAAAGAGACGCTGCTAACGCGCAACTTGACTGGCTACTAGAACAACAGGAAGTTGACAAAGAGAGGGGCGCTAAATGAAATACTCAATTGGTGCGAAATGCTTTTTAATAGGCTACGGATTGGCTGCGGTCGCTTTACTTATCGCTGCTGTGGTTCTGTTATCATAAATTAAGGCCCCTTACGGGGCCTTTACTATTTATGCCAAAGTTAATCTTGTATAGCTTCCATCGGCCCGCTTAACTAACGCCTTAAGGCTATCGCCTTCCAGATACAGTGATATAGCCCCGTTATCCCTGACAGCGTTGTCTGGTAGGACGGTCACCGCTACCGGTATCTCAACAGCACGATAATCGCCCCTGTTTATTTTTAATGACACGGCATCAGGCAAGGACCCCGCAATAGCGGTAATTTCGGTCCATGCTGAACCAGAACCTGGCCCGCCGTTAATGTGGGAGTACACGGACCCACTATCAAGGGTTTTTGACAGTTTATGTATCCGTAACCGAAGCGCCGCAGAATCATTATTGAAACTGTTTATGCGAGAGTTACCAAGACCTTCCTCCATCAAATTGGCTACGTTAATCCTTGAGGGGTCTACGAAGCCGGTTATACCACTTACCGTGGAGTTAGGCGCGTCTATCGTCAACCCCTGTCCACTAGTGGAGCGTATGCCTACCAAACGAAGACCATTTACACGGCAGGCCCCTGAGATGTATATCTGGTTCGCAGGGAAATTTTTTGTATTGGTGTCGATTATAGCGATATTAGTGAATACTGTTTCATGGGCCAGAATATAAGCCCCAGAACCAGCGCAATCCTCGACGGTTATGTTAGAGACATACAGACCTTTCCCGTCCATACCAAAACCTACCCCCAACGAACCTCTAACCAGTAGATTGTCAATCAAATGGTTTAGGGGGAGCATGTGTACCGGATACTGAGAAATTGGGAAATCCCCTGGGCGATCATCTCCCGGATTCATGTCAGTATCTGCGCCTAAATCGAAGCCGTCCCATACAGGGTATAGCACTGCTGAATCCCGGAATTGCAGGTTGTAGTTACGAGAGGTCGTAGAACCTACCGTACCTTGCCACGTCTTAACACCACTTTCCCCCGCACGATACGAAGTAAACCCGATGACCCCGCCATCGCGCGCGAAACCGCCATTGTTTCGTAAGAATTGAGCGCTACTTACCGAACCGTAACTTGTGCGCCCGCCAATAACATAGTTACCCTTGCCCCAATCGCCGCTCAGGTTTTCAAAGGTAATTACGCCATCTTTTCCGCCGCTCGGGTTGTCAGCGTCTACCATCTTACAGAAATGGCATCCGCGGAACAGGAAACACGCCATAAGACCACTCGCCCGGTGAACCTCGACGCCTGTACATTCCCGAATTTCCAGGGTAGAAGATATGCTTTGCCCTTTAGCTTCCGGAGGGAGAAGGGATTCTATACCAGGAAACTTGGCGTAATCGTTTACCGTCGGCTGGTATCCATCTGTTTTAGACTGTTTAAGTGTGGCCACGATTGCCGCGGGGTCGGTTATCCACTGATTATCGTCGGTCCACGGTTTAATCACCCACGGCGTTGTAGCACTCTCCATAAAGGGGGCTATTACAATGGAACCTTTACCTAATTGCGTAAATACCAGGTTTCCGTCGCCGATAAACTTCGCTTTACAGTCGATGGTCAGGGTCTTCCCGCTGAAGTTAACGGTCTCGTTATTACTGAAAGTGTAATCGCGGTCGATAAGAACGCTATCAACGGCGGCATCCGCCAATTGTTGTAACGTAGTAAAGTCGGACAGCTTAACGGAGTATTTAAATTTCTTATCCGCTTCCGCGCGAAAGGTAATATCTCCGAACGCGACCCAAGCGGAATCCGAAATGCCGCCTGTCGTAAGAGGTGTCGACGCCGCAGGGATAACTTTCGGCAGGGGGCCACGCCATGCGTAATAGTTACCGTCCCCGCCATCTTCTTTCGGCCAAAGAACCGCTTTATCCGCGTCGTTTACGCCGAGAGTACCCCCGGTCGTAAAGTTAAAAGATGCCGGGGAGAAACCAGCATCACGTAAGACTGCGGGAAGCGTCTTCTGCGTCTGCCCGGTTACCTGGTTAGTGGCGTAGTCGATATCCGCACCACCAGCTACACCGCCTTGTTTACCGGTGATCACCTCGGCTTCGAAAATCTGGTGTTTTTTAGCTATTTGTAAATCATTAAGTGACAATACATCACCGCAACCGCTGGACATATGGCTATCCTCTTAGTTAAAACCGTTATCGAATCCGCTGGAGAACGCACGACCGAAAGGAGGCACGTTGTCAAACTTATAGAAATCCTTGTCATAGTTAAACCCGGTTATTTTGACTGTTCTGTCATCGCCAGGGTCTACCGTAGAAACAAGAATCATCTGAGCATTATGCCTTGCTTCGTTGCCGAATGAAAATTCAGTTTTCAAAGCGCTATTACCAGTGTAAATGGCTTCTTGCGGCACAGACGTCATAATTACTTGTCGGTCATGTGCGCCAGGGACAACACGAACACTTTGGACTCCGCCATCACGTAACTTCAGAACCAAATAATGGTCATCTCCGGATGTGAACTTAACCGGCTGGGATAGCTCTACGGTAAGACCGTTAACCGCGGTTACGTAGCCGTCGTAAGTAGACATACGCGAACCCTTAACCACACTAACGGCACGATTCGGAAGGGCAAAAATACCCTCTTCAGTGGCGGTAAACGACACCGAAATTTTCTTTAAAATGTTCTTCTGGTGGCGACGGTTTGCCGCCCAGAAAGCCTGCTTATAGTTGCGGATTCCTTTTGAGTCGTAAGTCTCCGTTTTAAGGCCCCCGGTTTCGGGTATGGTTATAGTCTCTTTGACGTTCGTCTTAGGGTCTATGTACGAGAATTTAAGGCTGTCAAAAACCTGAGAATCGTTAAATGTTCTGGTCCACTTTTCAGAAGTACCGGCCTTGCTTCGGTGGGTGAACACCATCTCGGGGCCCATGCGAGGGCGCTCAAAATCGAGAAGGATATCCGCCCCACGCCGATATGGGGTGCAGAATATGGCGTCTGCTATAGTACTAACTATGTCCTGCATGGTGGTTTTATAGTCATCAAACGTGTAACAAAATTCTCCAGCCTGTTTGTCGCCAAAATACGCTTCGACCTCGTTCTGCACAGCAAGTAACTTATCCATGTTGCGTACCGTCAGGTTTAAACCCCCCACATCCGGATCACGCGCCAGGCGGATAAGAGATTGCACGGCTTGCGTATTGGGGGTCATCGTGTCTTCAAAAACACCATTACCGAGGTATTTGTACACCATTTCAGTAGCAATCATGCGCAACTGCGGTTGCTTTACTTCCGCGGCACGCGGGGTCTGCTTGTGCATCGAGTGTACGGTAGTTCTGTTGCCGTAGTGCGGAGTGTTATCGCGTGTTTGCCCGTACAAGTTAACGTACGTTATCTCATCAACTACAGACCCCTCGAAATTAAAGTCGAGGTCTGTCACCCTTCTGGCGCGCACCCGCACCCGCGACACAACCGGCAGGTCGGCGTAAATAGTGACACCGTTGTAGTCTGGGGTTCGCCCGGACACGGTTCCTTGCGCCGTGTATATTGGCCCGTAAGGAACGCTATTTTCATCAAGTAGCTGGTACTGTATCTCAGCGGTAACGGATGCCAGTGTTTTTGACTTGCCGTTGTCTTTATACATACCATTGGCAGCCGCGATATTGGCGACTATGCGCTCAACCTCGGTGCGGTTTATAGACACCCAATCGGTTAATGTTTTCTCGTACGTGTTATCAGGTTGCAGCGACGCTTCCCCGTCACCGCGGAAAAACGAACCGGGTCTTATTTCTTGCCACCTACCAATGAGACCACCGGGTACTATAAAGGTAACGGTCCCTTCGGACACGCTGACTACCTGATATCCTCCACCGGAGAGGTCAACGTCTGTATTTGTCCACGCGGACACCAGCGAAAACGTGTCATTAGGCACCAGTACCCCCGAAAAATCCGAGCCGCCTGTTGGGTCGTATATAGTGCCAATGTTTCCTGACAAAGACGGATACCCTGACATGTAAGAGAAAGAAATACCCAGGCCGTTAGGTGCTTTCAGAACCACGCCGTCTACTTCGTTAGATTCTACGGTGATGTACAGGCCTTGCTCTATCGGGTCGCCAACCATGACCTGTGGTGTGGATGTATTATTTGGTGACGTATACGGCGCGTACACCGCAACCGACGTGCCTGTTATATCTGATACACGGGTATCCCCGTCCGTTATGCCATCCGGGTGTATGTCGAGGTAACCACGCCCGGCGTCGTAATAGCCGTACTCTACGATTTTACCGGCAGCGTTAAACACCTTGTAAGTAGACATAAGGTTATTGGGGATAGTTTGCACCGTCCCACAGATGTCGTAGCTGCGCTCGTATGGGCGGGCCTTGTTGTTACGGTCGGTGAGACTGTTGTTCGGGGAATCCGCCTGTGAGTTCGCGAGGTTAGATGATGCCCCTTTCACGGACGGCGACAAGAGCTTCGCCAACGGTTTAAGAATAACGCTAAAAATCTTCATGACGCCTTTAATGGCGCCACCCCCGGCGGATTCCACAATGTGGAAAGTCGCGTTTTCTTTCAGTGCTTCGAAGTCTTCTGTTACGTCGTTATCTTCTCCAATTTCGTCGATGAAAACACGAACCGGTACCCCGTCGGGAACGTGGTTCACGACAAAGTTCATCGGATTATCGCGATAACGTTTAACGTCAAATGTGCCGTCTTCGTTACGGGTATAGTGAATTACTAGCGCCAAAATTCAATCTCCGAATAAGTATCTTTAAGGTCTTCCAGACTATCCAGTCTAACCTGTCTGGACGCCAGCTCACAGTGGCTAACCATCCCTTCGTAATATACCCCAGCGTGCCACACTATTCGCCCTCTATGTTTCACACCCAGTAAAACCGCGTCAAAATTCTGAGGGATAAACGCGCGGGTTAGTCCTTTCGGGTTAGCGTGGCCGCCATCAAAGGCGGCGTCTATTGCCGTTGGGCTTGTTACATCGAACATTGGAGTCGATAACCCCGCGTCAGCCCGGACGTTGCGGACGTGGTGCCAACAATTACGGCGGCGGAAGTCATACGGCAGGCCAGTGTAATCATTAATATTCACGATGTCAGTATCCCGCGGAGTAAAGGTATTTCTTCTGGTGTCATCAGGATTCCGGTAGCCCGTTGGTTAAGCATCGGCGTACCGGTTTCCGCAGTAAATACGCCTTTTTCTTGCGTGAGTGTTTGTAACTCGTAAACCACCGGGCCGTCGCATGGATAGGATAGGTCGGTACTCACATAGCGACGGAAGATGAATTTAGGCAGTTCCTTATTGTCATAAGGGATGCGGTCCATTTCCTCATCCAGTATGTTAAGCACATCCGGTAGCGAAAAGGACGCGGTCTGGTCCATATCGTTATTGTTAGCGGCGTTCTTGGCCTCCATCGGCGTACCTTCGAACGTAACGACCTCCCCTGTCTCAAGAGTTGCGGTTAAATCGTCAGCCCCGCGCACGAGTAACCACCGTTTCGAAAGAAGTGGGTGGTATATCTCAAGAGTAATAAAATCCATTTCACCGTCTGGATTGGATGCCAGTTTACGCCGGTATGCCGCTTCTACTGATTCCTGACTCATTGCATAGGGTCCCAGATTCGAGGGAATGTAGTCTGATACACTCCGTAGGTTTTAAGGAATTCGCCAAGGCAATCACCATAGCACCCGTACAAATCTGGTAGGTTCTGGTTCAGACAAGCGTTGCTGGCTTCCTGGAATGGTGACTTCTCGGCGGTGGCCGTGAAAGTGATTACCCAGTTTTTACCGTCGTCGGTGGACTCATTCCACGTTGATGTTAGCGTTACCTGGTAGTCATCGATACCCTGGCCCAGGTCGTGCTTCATCCAGAAACTGGACGCACCACCGTCTACTTTCTCCATGAAGCTGAGGAATGCCTGCCGTCCCAACGGCGATACGACCAGGGTAACGTTAATCGGAAACACGTCAAAATAGGTGTCTCGCCCCTGGCGAACTCCGCCTCCGGCCAGGTCTACCCGCCACACGTTGTTACCGCGTGTCATCGAGTAGCCTTTCGATACTATCGGCCTCAAAGAGGCCGGGAAATGGTAATCGCTCATATCAATATCCTGGTTGGCCGCGGGTAGCGCGACGTGACTTAGAAATGGCGCTGTTACTATCCTGCAACGCTGAACTTACGGTTTCACTGATTATAATACGCAACCGCCCTTCATCGTCACGTTCTGTTGCAGCCGAATCAATTCTTCCGGTGGTGTTGTTCACGATAGTAACATTATCCCCGCCAGATTTAGCGCCGTTCTCGCCCATAATCTGTCGCATCTGCTCCGCAGTGCGGACACGTGACGCGCTAGCTGGCATGATTACTTCCGGTTTACCGCGTTCAGCAATAGTAGACATCTGCCCCGCGGCGAGGTTACCGCCCTGCTCGCGCGCGGAGCGAATCTTACCCACGTTGGCGAGACCTGCGGCTACGGCAGCAGCAGCAGCAACTGGCGCTAAAAATGGCCCTACTACTGGGATGGCCGCCGTTGATTTATACGCTTCTACTGCTGACGTGTACGTAGCGATTGTCGCCTGTGCGATGGCAAATGCCTTGTACGCGGTGGACGCTTCCCCCAGTGCTGACCCGATGTTGCTCGCCATATTGCCAAATGCGGTGCCTGTCGCCTTCGCTCGGTCTAATGCGTAAGTATCATTCATTGCGTTTAGGGTCTGCTGGTATGTTTCTTCCGCGATTAAACCCTGCGCATGAAAATCGTTAAGTTTTTGTAGCTTGACCTCGTACTGGCGGTCTAATTCCGCAAATTCTCCTTCAGCAAGGGCCTGCATCTGAGCGACATACGCATCCGCGGAGAACTGTTTTTCCAGGCGCTCTTTCTCGCGTTTGTCTAATTCAGTCTGGCGGGCCGTATCCGCCTCAAGCATAATCTGCGTTTTAGCAGTTTCGTACTGTTGGTCGCTAAGGAGACGGTTGCCGTAAAACTCTTGTAACTTAGTAAGTTGCTCTTCCTGGTTAGCTTGTATCTTCTGGAATACGTCATCGTTAAGGTGAACCGACTGGTAATAAAAATCTTCCGCAGCTTTCTTCTGGCGTTCGAATGCGTCGGCGGCTTTTTTAGCAGCTTTGGCCGCGGAATCATCAACCGAACTACCTCCCGTACCGGACACCTTAAACTTACCCAGACCTTCGGCCTTAGCCGCTTCTTTATCAATGTCGTAAGCAGCGCGCTTTAACGCGATGAGGTCTTCCTGGGCTTCTACCTGTTCCCGGAAACTTTTCCTCGTCAGGTCGGTAACACCCCTTTGGGTATCCATAGCAAGCGCTAACTGGAAGTTAAGGTTCTTGGCCTCGACCACCGACTCACCGGGGGTCAGCGCCGCCTTTACCAGACGACCGGCGTCTTGTGCGCCCTTAACCATATCTTCAAAAAACCGCTCCATCGCCGTGAATTCCTGGGCGATAAAGTCCAGGGCGTCCGCCGCGGATTCGGCTATCGTAGAAGCGGTTTCTTCTCCGCTCCCGGTGATGCTTTCGCTGGTATAGTTCCAAGCGGAGTTTAAAGCGTTTAGGGCGTCTCCAACCATCCCGAAGGCGGCGTCGAATGAGGCCTCTATCGCACCTCCGACTTCGGACGCCATATCACCCCACATCTTCATCTCAGCGACAAACTCACCTGACGCTACCCGAGAATTTATCTCCTGTATCAGGTCATCAACATAGCGTAAAGGTTCCGCCAGTGACCCTACATCTATACTAGTGGCAAGGGTCATCTTCAACTGAGACCATGAGTCTTCTGCGCTAGCAATAGCGCCATTGAGCGTGTTCGCCTGGTCTGCCATAGCGCCCGCGAAGTTCACGTTACCTATGTTAAGAAGATACTGCTCGATATCGGCGGCATTTTTCTTAACTACAGTGGTTGTTCCCTGGAAGGTGAATTCGATATCCTTTTGGTTCTGCTTGGCCTTGATACCGAATTCTTTCAGACGTTCGAATTCAAATGTACTCGCATCCGCCACCGCTTCAATCATCTGGCTAAGGTCTTTACCCATCGCCGACGCGGTATTGCCGTAAGAGCGGAGCGCTTCTTCCGATGGAGTTAGGCCTAGAGCTACCAGCTTACGGAATCCTTCGACCGCTTGCTCAAGTCCGTAAGGGGTGTCGCGGGCGAAGTCCTGTAAGATACTCAGGGCCTGCTTTGCGCCTTGCGTGCTTCCTGTTAGTGTTTTCAGGCTGGCGGACATCTTGTCGAGTTGCCGTTGTGACTCGACTAGTTCCTGCGCCGCCTTATAGGCTGTAGCGGCTACAACGGCGGCCAGGCCGGTAACAGCGGCGCCCGCAACTTTTGCGGATTTAGAGAGGTTATCAAGACGGTCTGATGTGGCCTTCGCGCCTTGTTCGGTTACCTTTACTACTAAGCTAGCTACATCAGCCATCGTTTCTACCCTCAAAAATGGCGTCTAAGCCCATGATAATTTCAGATTCAAACATCCCTATATTCTGACCTGAAATAGCGCTATACGCCACTAAATCTGACCAACTAAGTTGCTCTCTTGGGTATAGCTTTACGCCGTCGTCATCAACGCGGCGGGTGAATTTAACATCACGATACTTCTCAAAAGTGGTGAGTAGTTCAGGGGGGCATTCAGGCCCGGCGTCCTGCGTTGTTTCGTCCGCGTCTTCTATTACCCCCATAGCGATAAGCGCGGCTTTGTGCCCGTCGGCTATACTGTCAAACTTGCGCCTTTCGTGGCGGGTTATGAAGTTCCAACGGGCGAACTGAAACAACGCGTCTACTTTTCCTGCAATTGGCGCAACTGCTCATGGTGGAATACGACTACATGTTCTGCCAGGCGCTTATATTGGGCGAGAAGAGTCTCAAGATTTTCCTTAGTGAACTCGTCATCAAGACTCCAGCCATTCACCAATTCGAGGGCCAATTGCCGGTTTAGGTCTCCCGCCGCGTCTTCCATTTTTAAATTGTATTCTGAGAAGTCTTTTTGCTCTTCGCATTTATCCCGAAGCGGTTTTAATTTACCTACCGCCGCTCGGTACGCCAGGGTGAAGGCCCGCATAGCTTTAACCGCAACATCAGCCTCAGGAGAGACAACGTTCAACCATTCCCCTGAATCTGTACCATCTTTTAAAGGAATCGGCATACGCGCGCCTTTCTCGGCTTCTGCTTCGTAGTAAAAATCGCTAAGTTTCATAGTAATACCCTTTGGTTAGTCGGTTACTGGTTGGTAGTTGCGCCAGGCGGGAACCACCCGCTTTTCCGGTGCGACCGTAGACGCCAGATAAGAATAACAAAATAGCTTGCATAACCGTTAATAGTGGCCTATTATCCTTACGTCAACCAAACAATATGAGGCTAAGAACATGGGAATTTCTATCGGTATCATCGCGTTTCTTTATTTTATCCCGTTCCTGGTAGCGTTACTGCGCAACCACAAGGCTAAACTAGGAATCTTCGTATGCAATCTTTTACTGGGGTGGATTCTACTGCCGTGGGTAGGTGCTCTCATCTGGGCCTGTAACTCTAATGTTAATGGTAAATAATCTGGCTAAATTAAACTTACGTTATTAGAATCAGATTTATCTTAAACAGTCAGGAAACAAGCATGGTCACTCGCAAAATAACAGATGAACAGTTGCAGCAAGAGCTAAATGCTGGCCTCGGCCCTACTGAAATAGCCAAAAAGTATAATATGTCCCGCCGTAATGTTCAGCTTCGTTCCGCGCGCCTGGCAAAGAAAGGAGTTGGCCACGGGCGCGACGTAAGCCACCTTGTGCCAGATGGGTATAAGATTAAGGGTACGTCGTCACTGGTAGATGAGTTCGGTAACACGAAACTTCAATGGGTTAAGACTGACGCCGACGCCGAGCGACAGGTCGAGTTGATGCGAGCCGTTGTGGATGAGATGAAAAAAGATTTACCTAAATATAAACCTGTCACTTTGCCCAAAAATGGCACAGATGACGACTTATTAAATCTCTACACAATAACGGACCATCACATTGGAATGCTGGCGTGTCGAGAAGAAGGCGGGGATGATTACGATACCACAATCGCGGAATCTCTCGCAGTTGACTGGTTCAACAGTGCGGTTTGTATGAGCCCGCAGAGCGGCGAATGTATCATTAACTTCTTAGGGGACCAAATGCACTATGATGGCATGAAGGCAATGACCCCCATGAGCGGTCATATTCTTTCTGCCGATAGTCGCCTGTTTAAAATGATACGTACCGCCATTAAGGTTATCAAGCTGGCTGTCTCGCTGTGCTTGCGAAAACACAAGAAGGTTAAACTTCTTATCTGTGAGGGTAACCACGACCTTAGTTCTTCCCTGTGGCTCCGAGAGATGTTCTACGAGGTGTATACAAATGAGCCTCGCGTCGAGGTTAACCGGGAGGTGTCGCCGTATTATGCGTATAAGTTCGGGGATTGTATGATTTCAGCACATCACGGGCATTGTTCTAACTTTACTAAAGTAGAGCAGTCTATAATAGGTAAGTATCGGGAGATGTACGGGCAGTGTAAGTTCACATATGTCCATACGGGTCACCTACACCACCGGGCGGTTAAAGAGACTAATCTTCTAATTGTTGAGCAACACCAGACATTAGCGGCTAAAGATGAGTATTCCAGTAAAGGCGGTTACTATTCAGGTAGAAGCGCAAATGTGATTACATACCATAAACGTTACGGGGAGGTGTCCCGCATAAGTATACCTGTTGAAATGCTGCGAGACATAAACCCCAAATCAACATACTAAAATGTAGGTGAAAGGATGGATTGGAGTGAGGTTTTTAATAACTGATGCAGAGTTCTTGAAGTCTCAGCCCAACTACGGCTAAACTGAAAGGACAGAATTTGGTTTCAGCGGTCTTGTACACCCTGTTACCACGGTTCAGAAGTTCCCCAACTTACTGAACCCTCGAAAAAACCGCCTGGGGAGGCGGTTTTTTCGTTTCAGACGAGGATATTACGTCGCATCTTACACTTAGGTCAACAACCATCAGCAAGACTGGACCTCCAAAACAAAAGGAGGTAATATCCTGATAACGAACACTGAATGAGACAAAAGAAATGCTAATGAAACAAGAAGTTAAAGAAAAAAAAAACAGACGATAGAACTAATCAATGATGATTGTTTAATCGCTTTAAAGATGCTTCAAAGCGATTCAATAGATCTGATCGTTACATCACCACCTTACGCAGACCAAAGGAAAAAAACCTATGGCGGAGTAAGTGCAGACAAATATGTTGAGTGGTTCACCCCGATAGCCAAAGAACTACTGAGAGTGACAAAATCATCAGGCTCATTTGTTCTAAACATAAAGGAAAGGGCGATTAATGGCGAGCGCCATACGTATGTAATAGAGCTAATTCTAATGATGCGAAAACTAGGCTGGTTATGGACAGAGGAATACATATGGCATAAAAAAAAATAGTTACCCAGGGAAATGGCCAAATCGTTTTAGAGACTCTTGGGAAAGATGCATCCACTTTACGAAAAGTAAAAAATTCAATATGTACCAAGAGGAAGTAATGGTGCCTATGGGGGATTGGAAAAACTCACGACTTAAAAACATGAGTGATACTGATAAGAAAAGAGATGAATCTAAAGTGGGGAGTGGTTTCGGTAAAAAAATAGAAAACTGGGTCACCAGGGATTTGGCATACCCAACCAACGTGCTACACATGGCTACAGAGTGTGGAAACCGCAGTCACAGCGCAGCTTTTCCTGAAAGCCTACCTGAATGGTTCATCAAACTTTTCACCACAGAAGGCGACACCGTTCTGGATCCATTTTCCGGTTCTGGAACCACATTAAAAGTGGCGAAAGCAATGAAAAGGAACGCTGTAGGCATTGAAATATTAGATGAATATTGCGAGATTACGGCAAATAGAGTAGGTTTGAAAAAATTGTCTCAAAAAAAAATACCGGTATACAAATGATTGAATCACGGATTATTTCAGATTTGCTACAAAAACGGCTATAAATAGGGCATAAAGATGACAAACAAATACAATCGCACAATGACAAATACTGACGGAGATAGCATTACCTGTGATGTGTACGACGTTCTGAGGGCATTCGATATCCGCGACCCGGCACTACAGCATGCGTTGAAGAAACTGTTGTGTATGGGCTTGCGGGGGCACAAGGACACAGGAACCGACTTAGCAGAAGCAATTGAAAGTCTGGAGAAGTTACGGAAATACCGTAGTAATATTGATGAGTGAGAAAAAGGCCCCTTTCGGGGCCTTTTTTTTTTATCGTCACGATAAAGAATCTGATTTGAACGATAAGAATGTTCGAAGTTAAATATATCTACACCAACAAGAGGGGATGAAACCATGAACGAATTAATGAATGTTAGTGAAGCACAAACCATGTCCAGCCGTGAGATTGCGGAATTGACGGGGAAAGAACACGACAACGTACGACGCGATATATTAAAAATGGCACAGGAACTTTCCCTCAATTTTGAGGAAAAGGTTTTGCCTTCAAACGGTGGCAGACCAAGTAAGGTATTTCTCTTAGACAAAGAAAATACATTAATCCTGATTTCAGGGTACAGCATCAAAATGCGCGCTGCCATCATCCGCCGTTGGCAGGAACTGGAGTCACAAGCGAGCAAACCATCCTTACCGGTGCCCAAGACAATGGGGGAGGCTTTAAGGTTGGCTGCGGACTTGTGGGAGGAGAAAGAACGCCTTGCGCTTGAGAACAAGGAAATGGCACCAAAAGCTGATGTCTACGACCGCATCATCGACAGAAATAACTTGTACAACGCGACGCAGGTTGCCCAGAAGTTCGGTCAATCTGCCGTGTGGATGAATAAACAACTTGAACAATTTGGTGTATACAATCGTTCCGTTAAGCGAGGACGTGTCTTTCAGCAATGGTTCATCGATAAGGGTTACGGCATTATGCGTGAAACAGAAACTGGGCATTCACAGGCCATGTTCTTTGCAGAAGGTGAAATGTGGATTATCGGTAAGTTAACGGCGGAAGGCTTGATTTAAAACTAAGGCCCCTTTCGGGGCCTTTTTCTTAGGCGTACTTAATGCGCTGGATAACAATTGAAGACTGGAACTGGTTACCGGTTGCCTGTCCCTCAAGAGAAAGGGTGACAGATTCGGGACCACCGATTTCCGGAGTTGCTGATGTCAACGAAGCGCGTTTTAAGGTGAAACTCATGGCACCGTCTGGGCCGTTCAGAACAGAAGATACCTCCATTTGCGTTTCGTTCAGGAATTTATTCAATAACGTCATGTCGTACAGCTTACCCGCCAACGAGAAGGTGTTAGCCGCGCGGCCACGTTCGACAAATGCCACGCTGTTATTTCCTAACTCGAACTGTGCGGACGCGCTGTTGTCGTTAGTAATGGTGAACGTGTCGATAAGTTTAAGCGGAGCGGCGCCGTCATAGGCGGATACGTCAACCGATGCAAACGGACGGGCGCTAAAATTGGTCGTGAAATCTGAACCACTCGGCGGTGCTTGTAGGATTTCCTGATTAAGACCAATGAACGGGAATGAGCCTGTAACCATCGCGTTAACGGCTTGTTCGATGGTGAACCCTGTAAATTCAACACCACGAGTTATGATGTACGAATCAGGATTTCCGCATTTACCTTTCAACCATGTCAGGATTGAATAGGTTTTACACAAGTTACCGGTTTCAAGTTTATCTGCGATACGCAAATTGGCTTGAGCGTCTGATTCAGCGGTAAGGGTGTGCTGGATGCCCGCTCCGGTTATAACTGTAGCTGTGACAGCCGTGACCATGAACGCTTTGTCGTTATTTCCGGATAAACCGTCGAACTGGACAAGGTCGCCAACTTCAACACCGTCTGTTTCAAAACTACCGTTTGTGCGTGTGAAAGTTTTCGCCACCGGGTCTACGGTAACGCTGATTCCAGATTTAGTGGAACCTGCTACCCAGGAACTGGTCATTGCGCCAGCAAGCAACTCATCCTGGCTTTCCGCGCTAAGTTCAATAGCATATTCACCAGTTACCTGACGGTTACCGGTGCGGATAGATGATGTTTCACGGCTGCCGTCCAGTTCATTAGAGATGAGGGCGTCGCGGGTTACGGCGGGAATACCCCCAGTGTTGCGCAGTGGTTGCCATACCGGGTTAGCGGGTGTTACCCCCGGCGTCGTCTCAAGAACGTAAAACTGCGCGGCCATCGCGCCCTTATATGGTTGTAACGCCATTATCTAATCCTCGCTGTAAATGCTATGAAATTAATTGAGAGAGGCCTCTTCGCCCATCCATTCTCAACAATAAGAGGACCGAGGCTTACTGATTGTACCTCAGCACAGATTTCGTTACGACTAAAACAGTTACCGGCGGCGAAGGCGGCGTTTAGCTTATCAGCTAATCGGTTAATAGGAGCGCTACCTAGGGCCGACCCGGCGTTAATGTCCACCTGATAAACACCCGCCCGTTGTTCAGTCCAGAACAAGTCGGCTTGTTCCGTATCTGACAACAGCATATAACTCGCAAGATACGGCGTATCAGTAGATGTCGGCGCGTCTATGTTCTCTAACGCGACCTTGGTATCGTTGTCCATGCCGAATGTCACCAGTGCTGTGTCAAATGCTTTCGTTAAGTCCTCAAAATATGTTGCCATTATTTCACCTTAGAGGCTTCTTCATTTAGTAGTTGCTGGAACCTGCTGACGTTAGTCCTGACCATACCTTGCGGGGCCTGTTGCGACCAACCATACTCAAGGCGCTGCGCATACGGCAAATTGTTAGTTAGAGTAAACGTGTGCCAGTCAGCGGCATTTAGCACGAAATTAGCGGCATTACTGGTCGCCGTGGTGCCAGCTTTATCGGTAGCGTCCGTAGTTCCGTCGGCGGGAGTACCGCCGGACGCCATCCAGTTCATACGAAAGCGACCTGTATCTACAGGACTCGCTTTGATAATCGCAGAAAACAACTTGATAGATACCTGACGAATTACCTTTTCAGGATTCTTCTTAGCCTTTTCCACGAACTTGGACACATCAAGAGCAAAACTCATTTTCTCACCTGAATAAAGTACGCTACAACGTCATCGTTAACCATCTTCTTCTCAATAGCAACTACAGACCATTGTTCACCGCTAAACTGCACCTTGTCATCCATCTTCGGAACTACGCTGTAATCTGCTTTAACCATCATGTCACCCGCCTGTATAGTAGTTCCGTTTACCAGTCCAGCGTTAACAGGTACAGGAACGGATTTAAGAGGGACCGTCGTGTCCACCCCCCAAACGTACTCACCTAAAACAGGGTCCCATGTTTTCTGGCCTTTGCGCACCAAAGTTACTGTGCTGCCGTATTTTGTTAGCAGGCGTGTCCCTACACCTTGCATCCTTTTACTGAAAGCGGTGCTCATTACGCAGCCTCCAGTCTCGAGATAACCAATAAGGCTGACGGCGCTACACCCCACGAAGTAACCGTTGCCGCTTGTGGGTATAATCCGCCGAAGTTAGAACCGGCGGCATCGCGCATAATCTCTACCGCGAAGTTTTGCCCGGCGACGGCGTTAACAACAACACGGGATTCAATGGGGATTGTGGAATCCGCGCTCGCCAGTTTAGTCGCGGCGGGTGATCCGAATTGCACACCACCCAGCAAAACCCGCGACAGAAGGATGGATGTTCCGCTCGCCCCGGTGCGACCGGCCTGTAACTTAACACGGATAGCGTAGTTACCGGCGACGTTGAACGTAACCACCCCGGAAGCGCTAATCATTACAGGGTCGGCGCTTGTTTTCTGCGCACCACCAAAGGCTACAGTTAATGCCGTGCCGGTTGTAGTAGGTGCCTGGATATCCGCAGACGATGCACGAAGTACTTCCACTTCCTTGACACCATATAGCATAGAGTCAGCCATCTGAGTGGTAACTTCGCGCAACTTTTCAGGTGTAATTAACCCGGACTGGTTATCAGGGAAGTTAGCGCCAATCAGGGCGAATATTTCCGATTTAGTTTTAGCCATAATTAACCCCGGAAAACATTAAAGGAGTAGGCATTATTGTTCCCGCATAAAAGAGGACGTAGCGCGTCATCGGCTGCCGTTATGCTTACTGTACCGCCTGAGTAGCCATTCTTAAAGTAGGACACGGTTACTGCACCCTCTACTCGCTCCGTCTGCACCTCGCGCCCGTCTGTAGACCCCCGAACGTCCGTGCCTGCGCCGTACTCAACCGCGGCCATTACCTGAGCCTGAATAACTAACGGAGGGATGACGTTAGATGGCTGGGGGAACCCGTGCAGGGTAACACCCGTTCTGGGGAACGCTAGCGCCTGGTTTGCAGATACACGACGTCCGCACATCTGAGACTCAAAAAGGCCGACGTACACCGCGCCATTACGAAGAGCGGCCTCCGCCGCGGTGTCATCTTCCGGTAGTTCGAGACCATACTTAGCGGCCAGTGCGCGCCCGTCTTCCAGGCTGACGTAAGAGTCAGCATTCGGGATGCCTTGACCGGTTTCCACGATAAGCGGCATAAATTATTCCTCTACGCTTTTGCGGCGACGACGCTGCTTAGGCTCTCCGCCACCGTTGTAATGCGGTTCTTCGACCACTGGCTGAGTTTCGATTAATGCTTCCGGGTTCGCTTCTTCGCGCATCGGGACTAACCGCCCGTCAACCTCGACCACACCCTTGTATTGTTCCCGTACTACGTAATTATCTGTCATGTCCAATCCTTAAAGCGGCCCGAAGGCCGCGCGTATTTAACTTACGGTTACTACTGTGCTATCCGAGATAATGTTGCCATATCCGTCGTGCGCTACGACTTTGTAAGTACCGGAATCCGCCGCTGCGGAGTTGGCCTTAGTGTAAGTCAAAGCGGTTGCACCAGCGATAGCGTTATTATCCTTATACCATTGAACGGTTTTAGGGTCCATTCCGTCGGCAAGTACCACCGTCAGGGTGATAGCCTGCCCAGATTTTACCGAGGTAGTATCATTGAGACCGGTAGAGAAACGCAACGGCGTCACGTTTTCCATATCAATCTCTACCTGCCCGTCCTGCGGACTATCATCAGATACACCAACAATACGACGTTTAATTACATCAACCATTTTTATCCTCCTCAGGATACAGTACCAGCGTTTTTAAGGGCGGTTAACAGATTAGTAACGGCGGTGTGCAATGAAGTCACATCCGTACGCAACTTATTGTAGTTGGTGACCAGTGCGTCGAACTCTTCTTTCGTAGGTGCAGCGGCGGCGGCGGCTGCACCGCTACCCGCGCTAATCGCCGGTGGTGCCGCTACCGTAGCGGACTTTTTAACCCCTCCGATTGCCGTTGTGGTCGCCGCGGGAATATCGAATTCCGCGTTAACAAGGCTGCGGGGCAGCCCTTTACCTGTCTTTGACATTATGTAGTCTCCGTATAAATGAAAAGAGGGACCGAAGTCCCTCAAGAGTATACCCTACGATTAAGCACCTACACCAGTTACCAGGAACGCAATTGGCACATGCTTACGGTCAACTACACGGTTCCAGTTGGTAGCGTTAGCCAGGTCCTGCCAGCTAGCGGAACGGGCGATAGTCTCGGTGCCGTTGCCGGTGATTACAGCGCTGGTGAAGCTGTAACCAAACGGATGCAGCAACCACGTTTTACGCGTCCACAGGGTTTCAACACCGCCGCCGTTGCCGCGGGACGCTTCGCGCTCGTATTCCAGCGGCATCTCAGGATTGCCTTCGCCGTAACCGATAGCACCCTGGCCGAAGATGATGGAGATGAATTTACGGCTAGTGCCCTGACCAACTACGGTCATGCTGTCATCGACGATGATGCGGTAACCCTGGTAGGTGGCGAACATGGTGTTGTTCTCAGCGTCACGGATGAAGTCGATAATCTGAGCTTTACGCGCCTGCGCATATACGAAGCTGTGCATCGCGATAGCACCGAGAACCTCACCGCCGTTGCCCATCAATGCATCGCCCATAGTCTGGGTAGCATCGATGAATGCACCTGCGTCGAAGCCTGAAGTTGCAGAAACATCGACCACCATGTCGTTCTGCTCGTGATATGCATCAGTAGCGGATACGTTGTCGTTGTACAGACCGAGGGCGGTAGCAATCAGACGACGCTGAGCCTGACGCTGCCAGAAGTTATCCAGGCGAGAGGCTACAGACTGCAATGGATTCTGGCTGGTAAGTTCTACAGTCAGGTCTGCCTGGCCGAAACCTTCGTTCAGATATGCAACGCGGGCCATCATTTCACCGGTCTGAATAGCGCGCGGGGTCGCGATGTCCTGGTATACGTCATTCGAGTAGTTAGGCTCGATAGAAGTATCGATAGCTTTCCAGAACGGCAGGTTAGCGATGTTAGACGGGCCGCGGGCAATCTCGGCAGCATACGGAGTTGGAGTCAAAATTCCGGAGTTGAAAAACGCGGTTTTCTCTACCGGGTCTTCCGTCATATAGGACGCCAGTACAGGGATATTGCCAGTTACGATGTTACCAATAGTGGTGATTGCCATTATTTATTTCCTCAGGGCTTTAAGTTGCCGTTCAAATTCGGCAGGGTTAGATTTATAGAGAGCCAACCGCTCACTTTCACTCATATCTTTAAACGCTGGTGCGGCCCCGCCGCCTTTATTCCCGGAAGCCCCGCCACCGGAAGCTGCATTTGCTTTAATCAAATGTGAAAAAGCTTTATGTTCGCGCAGGTATTTGCGGAATTGCTCAGGGTCGGTAGTAACAACATTGCCATCCGCACCCATGAATTTAGTAACTACGTCTTCACCTTCAAATTCAGTCTTAACGAACGGAGCAAGGATTTCTACCGCTTCCGGGGTGATGAAATCACCGGCGAAAGAACCCAAAACAGCCTTACGTTCACTTCCAAGAATTCGCGCGGCTAAAGAAGCATAGCGTTCTTCTTTCTCTTTCAGTACGGGTTCATACTGACTACGAATCGTCTTTTCAAATTCGTCCATTTTACCGGCAGCCTTCAGTGCTTCCTGGTGGGCGCGTTGCCGTTCTTCTTCGGCTTCTTTAGCCCGGCGCGCGGCTTCCTTTTTCTCACTAAGTAGCGCCTCTTGGTTAGCTTTAAGGCCCGCTACTTCTTGTGCAATCAGCGCCTGAACTTCTTCGGCTGTGTACATTTTTGGCGAGTCACCTGCACCCGGTTTATCTTCCACCCCGGCTTCTTCATGAAGCGGGTAACGTAAAAAACGATTCATAGTCAATATGTCCCCTGGACTTTAGGACACCGGGCCACCCGGTGTTTCTGTAACAAGAATAAATTATTCCACTTACTAAGGCAACTATTCCAGAATATTCCTTATGTACTCCTGCAACCGGAATACTTTCAGACGCAATTGCCGTGTGCACTCGGCGTTCTGCACATCTACGGCCAGGTCCTCATCAGCATCACTGCTAGGGGGAATAAGCTTGCACGGCGGTTGCATTAGTGTCATATCCGGGGATGGAATTAGCATTCTCAGTGGCGCGTTGTTTGATTGACACCCGTTCAGGAGGAAACTCACAGACAGTACGGCCAGGACGGGTAACGTATTTGATAACTTCACGGGTGATAGCCTCCGAATTTTCTTTGCCTTCCGATTCGGCGGAGGCGGCCTTAGTATCATTCTGCTGCTGCCGTTGTGTTTTCTTCGTCAGCTCAGCTTGTGCCTTCTTTTGTTGCTGTGAAACAAGATTCTCTCGGCCTTCTACCCACCCGCTTCTGTAGTTGTACTGGCCGTATAACCACAAGGAAAGGATGCCGGCTGCTGTGATTACTGCGGTTACTTTCCAATTCATGGTATCCCCTTTCTTTATACGCTAAGCCCGGCGTAAGCCGGGCGTTAAACTCGTATATCTGTAAACATCATACGGCGAATCTTAGATAAATACTGAAAGCAATATAGCTCGGCCCTTCCGAATGCGTTCGCGGTTACGCTAGGGCGCTGTGGCGCCCGCTTCACGCGTCCGCACCGCGGTACGCTGAAAGCGTAGGTAGCGTAACATAAAAAATAATAAAAGTCTACTTTTTGAATAAAGTATTCCTGAATTTACATTTGTAAGGAATAACTGGAATAATGGTGTGTAAAATTAAGGCCCCTTGACGGGGCCTTTCGTTACTCAGGTTCTGAGACCTTAGCCGCTTTACTTACCACCGATACCCCGTCAGCATCTACCGCCCTGACGAAATACTCCCCCGGGTCTTTAACAGTTAGTTCACCCTCAACGTACGGGACGTTGATCACCTCTTTACCATTTTTAAACCATTGCAAATCGTAAGGAGCTTTGCCGCCTTTCACGACTACGGTTAGTTTAGCGGAACCGTCTTTCAGTTTTGTGTCTACCGGTTGCGTATCGAAGTACACATCGCCCGCCCCATCCAGATACGGTACCTCGTACAGGATGCCGTCGGAGATAGCCGCCAGCCCTGTTTTATCCGCGAATGGCATTTCATCTACCGATTCACCAAGAACAGATTCGTCTTTAATATAAACAACGCCTTCACCCGCACCAGACACACGTGCGTACTGAACCACCCGACGCGCCGGCACATCTTTAACTTTGAAAAATCCCATCTTTATTCCTCTTTCAGGTATTTGGCAACACGTTTATCGAGCTCCGCCATCTCTTTAAGGGTTAACGGACGCCCGAATCCATCTACTGATATTACACGAAATTCTTCCGGGGTTATCCCACTATTACGAAAAATCTTACCTCTTACAGGGCCAAGCGCTTCGTCCTGGAACCAGGCCGGCTGTTGTTTAAGAAACTCGTAGTAGGTCGTGTCCGCGTTTACCTGCTGACCTCCATCTGCACCCCTGGCCGCCCGTTTTGCACCCTTATCCAGGAAGTCGAATTCTGGACTTATTACCGGTGCTGTGCTCGACCGACAGTTAGGATGCGCTGGCGGTAGCGGGCCTTTGCCTATTTCGTACTGCATAGAATCGCGAGCCCGGCAAACAGCAGAAGTACGTGAGTCGAGGGTAGATACCCACTCGTATTTCGTGATGATATCGTCGTTCTGAGCGTAAACCTGCTGCCGTGCTTCGTTGGATACGTGCGCCAGCGCTGTCCGGATAACGTTTGCGGCGTTACGTTCGGAGATATCGGCCAGACCACCAGGCCCAACAACGTTCTTAACTATCTGCCGCGTGGTCATACCCTGTACGAACCCAGACTTAACCCCCATCACCAGGCGATTCACCTCGGTTTGTCGCCAGCCACCCATTAGCGAAACAAAATCAACCGGTTTTTCGCTTAGTTCAAGTGGTGCGAAAGTCGCAGCGGCCCACACCTGCTCCGCAGCCGGTGTTTCGAAATTAGCGTTAACGTTGGTCGACAATGTTTTTACGTTCCAGTTAACTTCATAGTCGGAAAGCTTACGGGCATCCGCCAGTAGTTTCTCGTACCATTCTGACGTAATCCCGTTCAGTGCTTGCTCAAGTTCCCGCAGCATGATGGTGAGTCTCGCTGCCGTTCTGCTGTCATCACCAAACAGCAGCACCTGTCGCTTAACCTCATCACGCATTTGCGAGATAAATGGTGCCAGGTCTTTTACTTCGCTACTGGCGTTGCGTTGCAGCCATATTTGATGGCTGATAATCGATTCTAAAAGACTCATATGCCCCTCCCGCCTTTGGTGTGGTGATTATACACTCAACTCATCAGGGTGCATAATCAAGGCCATTTAGTCTGCGAGAAATAATCTTATTCGCTTTCATTTTGGTAGTTAAAGGTTGCATAACCACAAAAATTAGGAATATAATTTAAACGATACAATTAAGAGGAGAAAAACAGATGAATGTGCAGACTTTAGAATTTCCGTATGGCGAGGTGGAATTTACACGTGATGAGTATATAGATGCCTCAACATTAACCATCCAGATGAACAGATGGAGGTTCGATAACGGACTCCAACCAAGAAATCTTGCGCAGATACTAAAAACCGATGACTGCAAAAACTTTATGCGTGTGTGTGAGGAGGAGACAGGTATTGTTCCGTTAAAAACATCAAGAGGGAGGAACGGGAAGACGTGGTTGTGCCTGCACCTGGCCGTGTACATTGCAGAACAGTACAGCACCTATTTCCATTTCCTCGTTATAGACCGATTTATTACACAACGGCAGGTAGAACTCCGTAACATTGGTGCTGTTAGTTTTGTAGAACTTAATGCCGCCGTTAGCCGGATGATTGAGCGTACGGAGGGTAGGATTGGGCGTATCGGTCACTTCATACATGTGGCGAATGCGATAAAAGAGTCTATAGATATCCGTGAAGTAACCGGTTTTGATACTTGGGACTCTCAGGACGCCAAAACTAATCAATTACGGAGTGATATTCAAAAGGCTATGGTGACGTTGTTGGATATGGAAGCAGTCAACTCATGGGATGAGCTGAAAGAGACGATACCGCGGGTTGTGCGTAAATGCGCGGCTAATATCCGCTAAAACTAAGGCCCCGTAATGGGGCCTTTTTCTTTACTCCTGTTGTTGTGCCGCTTGCGGAATCTCCCCCGCTACCTGAGTAACAGCACCCGACGGCAAAGGTGCATCTTCAATAGCGTTCAGAATATCCTCGTCGGTCCAGTCAGTCACCCCCGCCTTACGCAACGCAGCGTAATAAGCAGTGGCGGGCAGTAATCCGGCATTAATGTCTGCCATCCACGCAGCCCTGTCCTGTGCTGTCATAGGTTGCAGGAAGAAATCCATGTTAAGCTGGAACTCGACTTCAGAATCTTCTGGCTTACCCAACATCATAGCAACCCATCGTAAAGCATCAGTATACGCCTGACTTACGTTACGGGCGATTGTGGACATAACGGACGTATCCGCGCCGCGTTGGATGCGCGCCGATTCCGCGGTAATTTGCTGGGTTGGGGTAATAAGCTGTGCGCCAATCTGGATAGCCTGTTGTTCTTTGTCCAACATATTCTGGCGGGCCAGGTTGTTTTCGCCCGCCTGAATAAGTTGAGCGCTACCACCATAACCAAGGTTATGCCCGCACCGACTGCCAAATTTGATGCCGTTGGGGTTGGCTTCCTTGAACGACTGTGGTGTAAGGTTATCCCCGGGGTAGATAAACAGCGTAGGCTGGCCAACTACAAAACTTGATTCCTCGTTATCAGCACTGTTCCGGTAGTGCCCGATATTAAGCTCGGCCAATGGCAACAAAGGAGCGTCGTCAATGGTGGCGTCGTTATTGGTAGCTCCGATAAAGGTAAACGGAATTACGCCACGTAACGACTCCCCTAAATCTGGGTAAATCTCCACAACCTCTTCCTGAGCTCCGCCTTCCGCATCGAAACGGAACAGTCGCTGACGATAATTACCATCGGTGTCAATGTCCAGCACGCGGTACTGCTCGCCGTATTTAGTTTCGAACTCGTTTCCAGGTTCGTGGTACTCCCATGTCTCACGCAGCACAACCATAGTTACCCGGTTTACAGAACCTACGCGCGTGAGTCGCCAGTTAACGATGTTCTCAGTCGTGTAAAAAGCGATTGTAGGGTTAAGCAAGCCCGCGTTCTGTTCGGCAGCCGTAGCTGCGCCTGTTTCCGGGGCGTCAACAAGAAGACCACCACGACCTACTGAGTCAATCTCCATGAGCGTGTCCTGCGCATGCTGTATTAGGCCTACACCGGACCCATCTGCATTTTTAAGCAGATATTCCAACTCCTTCGGGATATTGATTTCCGGTTCTTTGCGCATGACGCTACCTACCATTCCTGACAGCGTGCGCCGGGTGAAGTTGTATACGATGCCGCCCGCCTCGTATTCTGCCTGACGCGCTTCGCCGTATGCTTTGTCCGGTTCGTTCAGTCCTACGTTGCGTAGGTAACTTACCAATTCACCCGCAAGCGCGTGGCGCACCTTCTGCCATTTAGGCGCGTAGTGCAGCCATTCACGGTGCTTGGTTTTTACGCCAGAACCCTGGCCGTTTGCTGTTAACATTTAACAATCCTCTTAAAGTGCGAAAGTAACCGGGATATGGGATACAGGTTTAACCAACGGCATTTCGTAGGCGATAGGGTATCCTGTCGCATCGTTCTGGTGGTCGTTGCCGCTTGTCTTATCCGGTATGCCGTTTTTATCGTATGCCTGTTGCTCAAGACAGCGAGCAGTAACCGGACAGGTTTGCTCGTTGACCATTAATCTACCAGACTCCAGCGCTTTATTCACCGATGCTACACGGTCTTTAACGGCAGGGTTAACCGATTTTGCACGTATCTCGAAACCCGCGTTCTGTAATTGGGCAATATCTGACGTACTGGCATCAGTCGATTTACGGTTCTTGCCGCTGGCGTCCGGGTACACGACGATGTGGTGGCCGTGTCGTTTCCACCGCTCGGTAATCTCCCTGACCACATCTGGGGTGTCGAACATATCCACCAACTCGGCTACCGCGTGCCAAACATATTCACGCTGAACGTATACGGTGCTAGCCATATGCCCGACGTTGAAGTCCTGACCGATATACAGCGTCTCCCCAGGTTGTATAGTCTCCCGGCTGCTGTTCTTACGTCGGTCGTAAGCATAATACACGCTGCCGGATGTCAGGTTGACAAATTCGCCGTCGATGTAGGCGTCAATTAACTGGCCTGGATACGTATCCCGCAACGACTGCACATAATCTTCCGGTAGAAAGGGATTGGAAGTTGTCGGGGCTTGAATCATCTCATAACCAGGATTCTTTTTTACAACCCATCGGTCGTGCACAAAACGGAAGCCTTCTGGTGTCGTAAATACCGAAACTGTATTAGCAGGCTTCGGGGTAATCGGACGATATGTACGCGGCAACTGACGGTTACGGGCGATAACTTTGTTCCAGGCGTGCTCGGCGTGGTCTTTATTTAACGTGTCCAATTCGTCTATTTTTGCGCGAAAAGATTCGTAACCGACGATTCGCGCCGGGTTATCCAATGTACGCAGGACAAAATCCCCGAATTGCCCGGATGATGTATAGATTATGTTGTCTGATTTATTGTACTTGTAACGAATACCCCAATCAGACAACTTCTCTTCCATACGCGGGGCGAGGATAAGGCGCACCAGGTCGTATGTCGGTTCATACATGGCGATAAGTGAATCACTACCACCTTCCATGCTGTCTAACAGGGCGGAGTTGCACATGACTTCCGATTTACCTGTGCCGAAGCCAGCGACGAAGGCCGGGAACTTACAATGCAGATTAAGGAACGCGCCCTGCGGTCCCGTAGCTGTGATATCAACGTTCACCGGACACCACCTTAATAGTTACTTCGCTAATTGGTTCGTCGCGCGCTTCTTCCACAACAGTTTTATTAAGCCCAAGTTTTGCTGCGGCGAACGTAGCAGATATCCCGGCAGCACCGGTCTCAGTGAAATACGCCTCTTCCAGGGCCTGCGCCGTTTCGTATGCTTCAGCGAAGGCAGGAACCTCTCGCAGCCACAGCTTGATAATCGGAACGGTTACGCCTATGTGTAGTGCGAAACGGGCCAGTGATGGCGGTTTATCCTGGATAAGCGGGCGTTCGTCGCCTTTAGACGTGGGTACGAGTTCCCATGACGTGCGGTCGAAGAACCGGATTAATTCGTCGCAATAGTCCGGGTCCCATAGTTCGGCGGAATGTCTGGATGACTGATACAGGCTTTGTTTACCACGCGGACGTTTACGGCGACGGTTTGCGTTAACCGCTTCTTCGTGCGCGGCAGCCACTACTTCGGCGTCAGGCTGTTTTAATTTGAGTTTCATGCAATCCTCTCTTAAATGCGTATGACCATCATAGCGCATCAGACACCCCCTGAGCGTCTATTAAGGATTGTATAGGGAAAGATAGGCCTGTGTACAGAAAAGCCCGCATATGCGGGCTTGTGTCAGTTATATAGGCCGTGTCGTAGTGCTCTTCTACCATCGCCGCCGTAATGGTCGTTAGCTGCGGCGATAACCCAGGCGTTCGGGATGATTAGTAATCTCATTTGAAAAACCACAGCAGGATGCCGGCCGCTCCTGATACACCCAAGCCTAAAAACATAGGCCACCACAGATATCGGGGAAGACTGTTAAACACAGTCGGTTGTTTTATTAGCGCACTGAGAAAGGCAAACCAAAACATCAGGTCGCCAGTGGAATCGGTAGCCTTCAAAATCTCAATCATTCTCCACTCTCCTCTTTATAAACCCACCATTTACCTACGGCTTCCCATCGCCACCCGCGACTATGTATGGCTTCGAACCTACGACCAAATACTGTTTCAGCATACCACGTAAAGAACAAACGTATCGTACACCAGGCACCTCGCTTGCACCCATTAATACGCCAATACTCTCTCGTCATCCTGGTAAGACTTACCGCCTCAACAAATGGCCAAAGAAACAGAACCCACATCAGGTATATAACAACGGCAAGCAGTAATGTTGTGAATCCTATACCCATGAGAATGAGAAAACTATCCATCACCCCTCCGGCTTCATGCGGTCGTTGCGCGATAATCCACGTTTCGTGTAGATGACCGGTGACGTTTTCGTATGGGTCATCAGTCGGTTGTTATAGATGACATGTTGCTCGCATTTTGTGTCATGGCGGTACTTGGACAATGTCATCTCATTAAGTCCCGTCTCCCGGCACGTATCCGCTAATGTGCCGTGTGTCTCTATTAGTTTTGGGATACTGGTAATCATTCCTGTTCGCTCTCCTTCTCAAGTCGTTCCAGCAGCATCTTGTATGCTTCTAACTGGAATTCTTCGTTCATTGACAAATCTAACTTATGTACCGACTCCAGATACATAATTCGCTGGCGTAAAGTTTCTTTACATACACGATTCATTTATTCTCCCCACCTACGTATTTGTTAAGGTCGTAGCGGTTAATAAGCTCACGCCGGTGTTCGTTAAGGTAATCAAGCGCGGCTTGGTGTGCCTTAATCTGCGCGTCAATGGCTTCAATTTTAAACCTGCTGTTTGCGGCCTCTACCATCATCTTTTCGTAGTCGCGGTCAGTCATCATTTACGCTTTCCCCACATGCGATTTAGATACTTGTTCTGGTCCGGCCCAGGGAAACTGTTACGTTTTAACAGCTCCTCGCGTGTTGGGAATGGTGTATTGCCTACTTTCCCGCCCACCTTTAACGTTACTGCTACCTGTCCGTTGTCACTCATTCCTTCTCTCCTGCATAAGCTGCTTTCAGTGTCTGCATCGCGGCGAACCAGAACGCGTCGGCGGGAATTCGTGTGCTCAGGTTATTAACGGCAATGCGTGCCATCAGTTGCGCGTCTTTAAATGCTTCGGTGTCAAGCACCGGTTTGCAATGGTAAAAAACTTTATCGCTTTGTAAGTTCATCTTCTCTACTCCGTTCTCGCTGTCGATGAACTAAATATAATAGGGTTAATGCTACTAGTCAACTATTATTTCAGGATACAGATAAAAAAAAAATCCCGGTAGGGTCAGTTACCGGGATAAAGGAGCTAGAGGGATGAATAAGCAGGAGCAGGTTTAGTATCTTAGGAATCCTCCTATGTGTCAACCTACTTTGCGCCGCGGCCGATGGCTTCGGCCTGTTGCCACAGCATGCCATCGAACAGCGCAACACGACCGGCGGCACGACGACGTAATCCGAGGAGTGATTTGCCGTTCTGATAATGGAACTGAGTTAACTTATTCCGCAGTGTGGCAACGTCGCCCTTACGCAGGGCCTGCCCTGTTCCGGTAGAAGCCGCAATCACACCGGCGCCAGCGTTATACACCAGGTCGCACATCGCATCGAACTGTGACTGATTGAGCGTCGGATGCGCAACGGCGTCCACCGCAGCTACGGCCTTAGCCATATCCTTATGCAGAAGCAGGAGGCCCTGGCCTTCGGTAATCTTCTGGCCTTCTTTCACATCAGCACCGTAGTGCCCATAACCTATAGTAAGGTACTTCTCGTTCTTCGTTGCCTTGTACGCGGTTCCTCGGAACCCCTCGAACGCGGCGGTGAAGTGTAATCCGTTATCACTGATGTTTCGGTTTGACATACATCCTCCGGTATTTGTAGTAGCGAGCGCCTTTCACGCAAATGTGGCGTACCGATTTAAGCGCGAATATGGCGACGAGAGTCGTAATTATGAATGGCGGGATGCCACCGGTAAAGAGATGAGCTAGCCCACCGGCGGCGGTAACAACGGACGCCATATACAGCAGCCGCCCGAAAAGACCGTCTTCAATCCAGTGGGCGTAGATATTAATTAACGAGGTGATGATGATTGCGACCAGGCAAATGGCGCCGATTGGTGAGTTGAGCATGTTATTTCCCCCACGGTAACTTAAAGTTGCTGAGGGATGAGTCAGCAGCTTCGAATAACTTAAGCCAGAACATACCTACGCCGAAAGGAACCAGGTACTGACCCTCAGACTGTGATAATTCATAGTAACTTATAATGATGGGGGATGCGTACACCGCACAACATGCTGAGGCAACCAGGTGACACAATCTCAACCACGGTGAAATAGCCTCGCGCTTCTTAATCTGAGATACGGCACCCCCGGCGAGGCCCGCCACACTAAGCCAAAGGTATTTATCGTCCACAATAAAAAATCTCCGAAAGTTAGTTTACCTTCGGAGATTAACATTTATACGACAATTTTAGTAACAGATAATTCGGATTTATCCTAGTCGATGTGTTATCACTCCCCCATCAGTATTAGGGTCGAAGCGCTTCGCTATCTCGACAGCAGCAGTAGCGGTGGCACCCATAAACATCGCCGTAAGTGCATACGGAGCACCGGAGCCAACGGCCGCTGCGTTACCCGCAATTGGTATAACTGAGCTTAACGGCGAATCCCATGACTTGAAGAATTCTACCCTGAAAATACGGTTATCCTCTTTAACAAACACCAGCGCTGAAAAGTCGAAGTCGTAGTACTTAGGCGTCAATATCTCGGCATCGACAACCAACAGCCTACCCACCCCGGCGTCCCCGGATACACCCATAACGAAGTGGTCGTTCTCGTAAATCTTGGTATCCGTATAGTATTTAAAATTCCCCGTGACACATGTATCGCAGGCCATCGTTTCACCGTCAAAAGCTATAGTAGTCATATAAGTTACCTGAACGTATAAAGTCGAATAGATGGTTTGTGCGGGATTTCAGAATACCCACGTTTACGCCACAGTTTGTACAGTTTAACCGCCATATGCGCCCGCGCCTGGCTACTGAACTCGCCGAGGTTTATCACTTTCTTGCCGTCGTAAGAGTGCGCGCGCCACAGACCTTTGCCTACACAATACTTAGGCTGGTGTACACCTGGTATGCGGGGGTACACATCTGGCATCTCATTAGCTGGCTTTACTCGCGGCTTAGGTTTACGTTTACGCTTGTCTTCTTCCTTAGGTCGAGTAACCTTCTTTGTTACCGCCGATGAAGGCGGTGCGAGGTTAATTCCGGCGTGTTTCAGGATATCGGTCGCGAGACTCATAATCACTTCTCCTGTTTACCAAGTCGCTTAGGTGAGCAGATAGCGCGTACTTCTGAATCATTTGGCTTGTCGCCCTGAAACAGGAAGTGTGCATTCTCGGCGGCGCGTGCCGCTGACTGACAAGCTTCTAATGTGTAGAACGTCTCCGATGCCGCAAGTTGCATCTGACCCGCGGTCAATACCCAGATGAAAAGTACGCTTGTCATCTCTTCATCCCACACTTTACGCAAACCTCGGTAAAACTCCCCAAACAGTTCCGGTACCAGTCATGGTCGCACGCTGGCTCTACCACCCTGTATGCCGCAGTATCCCTCTTGTTACCCCAGGTATCCCATCTGTATTCACACACAAGTTTGTATGCCTCCACGTCACCAGTAGCGCGTGCCAAGTCTTTATGCAGCTCCTTAATCTGCGCCGACGCATCGCGTAACTGGTTTTTAAGTGACTGCACCTCGTGCGCCAGGTCTTCACACTGTTGCTTGTATGGGTTGCTATTTACCTGCTGCCGTAGTTGGTTAATCAGGTACTCGAATACTTCGTTTTTGTTACTCATCTTCTAACTCCTAGTAAACGCATTGATTGTCGCCATCGCGCACCGGGCAAATACCTAAATCGTTAGTAATCCGGTACGCCTCTTCAACTGTCAAATACTGATACATGCCACACCCTCTATCTCGTTTCAATAAAGTAATAGTACACTATTATATTTGGTTACGTCAATACTATTTCACGATTAATTTATCCTGGCGCATCATAAAGTAACGTGTCTTCTTCGCGTGGGCCCGCCACCACTCGACGCGAACATAGATGCCGTGAAGCGACGTTATTTTGCCGTGTCTGGTCTCTCCGTTACGCCCAGTCCAGGTTACAAGGTCGTTCGGTTTCATTGTTGCATCTCCTGCAACAGTCGCTTCGATTGTTGCGTCTAGTGAAATAGAAAAATATTAACAAAAATGGTACGCTGCTACTCAGCAGCGTAAGTCACTCAGTAAAATCCTAAACTACTGTTACAAGCTTCCGGCGGTTCCGGCAACAGCACCCAGGTGCGGCCCCGGGGCCACCAAAACCCCTGGCCATAAACGGCAACCTCCTTTAAGACCCAGGCGCAGACTCTTTAGAATCTTTTGCCGTGTAGTTGTTTCCGATTGGCTCGAAAGTATCTCGTCTAACCCACCCATGAATCCTGTGTCCCTCAGGTAATAGGATAATCCTGGTCGGATTTTTGCTATAAACGAAATAGCAATTCCCGCTTATCTTATGCCGTAGCAACTGACCCCTTTTAAACATGATTCATCCTCTTGTCTCGTTAACCCGCAATAGTAGTACTCTACTATATTTGGTTACTCAAGTGCCTTTCTATTCTTGTCTCCCGTCCCTCATCAGGTAAGCGCTTGCCGTAAGGCAAGTGCGTTAATCCCTGAGTAGTAGACTAAGAATCTTTCGGCATTTCAGTTACGTTGCCGTTGTGGTTCTTCAACCAGGGTTGTGCCTTTATTCTTATTACCTGGTAACTAAAGGGCAGGCCTTAAGCCTGCCCACTAATCGTTACATTTTACGGTTGCGAATCTACGGCACATCAAGGAAATCAGATACTTAAGAGATATGCCGCCGATGAGAATATAGCTCGCCCAAGGCAGTTCAGATACTAAGGAAGGAAGTTACTGAGTTTTGAGTTTGCGGGTTTCAGTAAGCCTTAACGCGTTTCCGCTTAGGGCGGACCCGCTAAGCTCTCACAAAGTGAAACAGAAACTTAAGTAACTTGAAGTTACAAGAGACAACTTACACGAAAAAAATGAAAATGTCAATAGGTGTGTTTATAGTTGATTTCCCATTATGCCGTGGGTATACTTGCTTTACTAACTGAGATGGAGGATTTGAGAATGACACAGAATGAAGTAGCTGAGCTTATTGGGGTTACCCGTCGCACGCTGAATAACTGGTTAAGAGACGGCAAGTTCCCGGATTGTTGTGTCCGGATTATGGGTCGCCGGATGCCGGGAACATTCGACAGGGAGAAAGTGGAAGCGTGGATTAGGGAGAATGTGAAGTGACTGATTTCCAGAAAAGAGTATTCAGGGCTGTAGCCGCTCTTACATTTAAAAAGGGGTCTTGTAGTGTCCTTGACTTGCGCCGGACTTATTTTCAGTACTATAGTTCCTCTCTCATTGAGAACACGTTAAAGGTTCTGGTTAAAGACGGAGCAGTTAAAAGTAAGGCCGGTAAATATTCGGCAGTAGCTGAAGTTAAAGGCTATCAGGCGACGCCAGAAGACCTTGAATAAAAGAAAAGCCCCAACGCGCGAACGTCAGGGCCTTAAACACTACAAAGGAAAAGCACATGTCAACAGGTAATCTAGCATACTCATGGTCGCGTAGCAATCGCCGTGAGGAACGCGCTGACATTAACGTTTACACCACGACTTCCGGCACCTGGGATGAGTTCGTTGAACTTATGCAGCCGCTTAAACGTTCGCGCCGGAACCCCAAGACAGACCCCGGATATATCACCGCCGCGTGTACCGCCACGGTAAGCTCTACAGGTAAAGAAGCCGCCGAAGGTATGTTTTACCGCTGCAATGCGTCCGTAACGTCTTCGTCCCTGGCTTACGCCGATGTGGACAGTGCAACCCCGGAAGAGTTTGCAACTGACTGCGAGATGGTGCGAGAGTCACGTTACGCAATGATGCTCTACACCACGGCGTCCCACACCGAAGAAGCGCCGCGCTATCGCGTCGTTATGCCGGTACGCACTCCTGTAACAGGTGGAGACATCATCCGCATCCGGTACGGTCTGCTGACGCATTTCCTTAAAGGCCGTGACGTAGATAGCGCGGGCTTCACCCTGTCTCAGCCGATGTACCGCCCGCCAGTGGGAAGCCAGGTCATCGTGTCTGAAAGTAGCCGCATGATTACGGCAAGCAAGCTTATGGAGGGGGTGCCTGAAATTAACGTTACGGGTGCTTCCGATTATAAGGTGCCAGAGGGTGAGCAATCTGAGTTAACCGACCTGTTCGAAGAGTTCGCTTTCGAGTTCGGCGGCCGTATGACTGACCGTGGCCTGCAAATGCCGGCGACGCCAGAACATGCCGCCCAATACACTACCGGTGAACCTAAGCAGGACGACTTCCTGTTCTGTTGGCCGCGCGACGGCTTCGAGCGACCCAACGTTACCCTGTACCACGATACCGACCTGGTAGCTACGGGCGGGATGAAGCCTGGCGGACGGGATATGTGGGCTTACGCTTGTGCGGCCACCGGCTTACCTTTTGACCGTGTGGAGGTGGCGCTTGGGTGGGCGGAGGGGGTCACTTGCGACGAAGAAGACCTGGACGACGAAGAACCACCAGCACCACAAGCGGACTTCATCGTCGAGGGCTATATGCCGTCTAATTGCATTTGGGATATCGTCGGTGAATCCGGGACGTATAAATCGTTCTACACACTCGGCATGATGTATATCAGCGCCGCCGGGTATCGGTTCGCGGGGGCAGACACCCGTAAAGCCCATCATTTCTATATTGATGGTGAGGGTGGGGAGTTCACGCACACCCGTATCGCTGCGTTGGCCGCTAAATACGGCGATGAAGGTATGCGATATATGCATGTGCTTGACGCTGGTGAATTCGCGGATACGAAGAAACTGGTGCGTAAAATGCGCCAGATAGCGGGCAGTGAACCTGTCGGGATGGTCGCTTTCGACACTCTTAACCAGACCTTCGGGAACTGGATAGACAAGTTCAATGAGAACTCAGCCGGACAGGACGGTATGGGCCGTGTCGTGGCTATGCTCAAAGAAGTGCGCGACGGTACTAAAGGCGCTGTAGGCGTTGTCCACCACACCCCGAAAGGTGGAAGTAAGGCGCGTGGAAGTGGTGCGCTGTATGCTGGTGTCGATGTGGAACTAACGCTTGTCCGCGCTACCGAGAAACAAATAAACGTTGCGCACACCAAGAACAAAAACGGTATGCAGCAGAAAACAATAGGCATGGTGCTTGAACCAGTACAGTTTCGCGAGGCCCCGCCGCCGAAAGAGTTCCAGGCGGTAGAATTCGCTGGGGGTGAGGGATACGGGGAGATAGTCAACCTCGACCTTCCGGAGCCGCATAAAGCTCTCGTACTTATGCCGTGGGGCTTCCAGCCGTTCGAAACGGACGAGGAAAAAGAGCGAAACGAAGGATTGGATGGTAAAGGTAAAGATTCCGTAAAGGATACGGTTAAACGGTCTAAAGACGCTTCGGCCCGTGAGTCGGTTATGTCCGCTCTCGAGGATTTACAGCAAGCCGATGATACGGGACGAGGGTTCACACAACGGCAAATAGTCGCGAGAGCTGGAGACCACAGTATCACAAACCTGGTGCTTGAGAAGATGCTACGCGAGGGTGAATTGATTCTTGGTTGCGACGAAAACGGTGAAGTTGTAACGAATACTTACAGGTTGCCGATGGGTATAGACGACCGTAAGCGACCGAAGAACCGGTATGAACCTAACGACAACATAAAGACAACAGAAGGGGATTTAGAGTAAAAAGAAAGGGGCCATCAGGCCCCTGTATCACCAAAGCTTAACCATCGAGGGTCAACACCGAGAGCATCGGCAATGTGGAAGATTTTAAAACAGTCTACCTTACACACCCGGCCGGTTGCCAGGTGGGTAATCAGGCTTTGGGATACGCCAGCTTTGAAAGCAAGCTCAGTTTGACCCATGCCGATTTCTTTACGGCGGCGCTCTATGCGAGCGCCTAGCTCAGATTGCTGCATATGTTTACTCCTTAGTTAGATATGCAGTAATAGTACAGTAATAAAATACACGACGCAATTTACGAAAAAGTTCTTGCATAAATAATAGAGTACGATTATAGTCTTTATCACCAACTAAACAGGAGAAGAAATAATGTTAGACCAATTCTTAAAATTACTTGAACGTTTCGTAGTCGCCCATGAACTGATTGCTGCGAATAGTGTGAAACAGACGTCTAACAAATCCGTAAGCGAAATGACTGTTGACGTCTCCGTTGCCGGTGTCGAGACAGTTAAAAAAGAACTGGCTAAAGCACTGGAAGAAGTCGAGAAAGCAAAAGAAATTCCGGTCGAAGGTGAGGACATCGTCGACACTAAACCGGCAGAAGAGGAGAAACCAAAACGTAAGCCGCGTAAGGCAAAAGTAGAGGAACCAGTACAAGAAGAGAAGGAAGAAGTAGATTACCAGTCTCTTCGTGACCAGATTAAGGCTATCGACGACGCAATTAATGAAGGTCCGAGCGATGCCGCGTGTGACGATTCAGATGAACTGCTGGAAGAGTTCACCGGTAAGAAAATGAAGATTGCCTCGATTAAAGACGAAGACCTGGCCGAGTACCTGGAACGCCTGACGGCAATCAAGAACAAGTATTTCGAAGAAGAATAAATATACCGCGGCCTTCGGGCCGCTTTAACTGAGGGTCGGAATTATGGCTATTTTAGCTAAGAAAAGTGGTCTTATGATTGCAGGGCGAGTTATAGAAGAAACAGATAACTTTGTATGCTTCCACGCTACGGATAACAAACGTCCTACGTATGTACAAAAGTCGGATAAAACACAAAAAGTTTTCGATGGTGATTTTTCTATGGATGACGTTTTCGCGTGGATGGATTCTGTGAGGGTAAAGAAATGATTTACCAACTCTACCGCGCCGTAGACAGGCGGGATAACACAGAAGCACTATGGCTGTTGCGTGCATCGTCCGGTGCGCACCTGATGGAAGAGATGGCGTACTTAGGCAAAGTGCCACGGCCTAAAGATATAGGCCGTCACGTGTCGCAGATTAAGCGCACGACTTTCGCAAAACCTGACTTTTATGTCTTCGAGTCGATGTATGGATGGGCTATGCATTGCGACCATAAGACGCGACATTTAATTGACCAGTGGGAGAACAGGGTATGATTTTAAAGGAACGCGGTGGCAATAACGATGTGCACGCCCTGCTGTCGCCGTCTGGCGCTAAAAAGTGGCTTAGCTGTGCCGCATCACTGGCATGCGAAAAAGACATCCCCAACACGTCCGGTAAATCCGCCATTACAGGAACCGCATGTCACACTATAGCCGAGGTCCATCTCAACGCCTATATCCGCGGCACTGCACTGCCACTAGAGCGAGAAGTCGGTGCTTACGTGCTGGATGAGGGTAAAGGCCAGATTAAGGCGCTAATCAGCCCGATGAAAGGCGCGGTACTGATTACGGCGGACATGATTGAGCAGGTGCGCAAGTACGCTGACTACTGCAAACCAATTATCGACGTAGCGACTTACGCCAAGCTCGAGATGCGGGTAAATCTTACTGAGGTATTGCATCCGGGTTACGAAGGCGTTGAGACATTCGGAACGGCTGACCTTGTTGCCGTTCAGGAACTGGCTAACTCCGACGAGCACATGCTCATTATCGGCGACCTTAAAACCGGACGGCATCGTGTTGAAGCGAAAGAAAACAAGCAGCTTATGCTTTACGCTCTCGGTGTTTATCGCCGACTCAAGAGACGTTATAACATCACCGTGGTTCGTCTGGTCATCTTCCAGCCGTATGCTGGCGGGGCGTCCGAGTGGGACATCTCGGTTGAAGGTCTGGAACTGTTCGCTAAGTTCGCACAGAAACGTGCGCTGTTAGCGCTTGATGCCTATTTCCGCGGTAAGAAGAACCTGAAATCGTCGGACTTCAAACCGTCGGTCGATGGTTGTCAGTGGTGTCGTTTCTCAGAACAGTGCGCCGCGCGTACAAAAACCGTTAACTCTGTACTGGCGGAAGAACTGGAGGACGACTTTGCGCTGGAACTTACACCGGAGCAACTCGTAGCTGAGTATGAGAAGTTGCCACTGCTGCGCCAGCACATCGACAAGGTCGAGAAAGCGATGGCTGCCGCGTTGCATTCCGGTAAGAAAGTGCCGGGGTACAAGCTGGTTGAAGGCCGCCCGGGTAATCGTGCGTGGAAAGATACCGATGCGCTGCTGGAAACGCTATCACATTTTGAGTTGGGCGCTGAAATGCTTCATAAAGAAGTACTAATGACCCCGACCGAGGCCGAGAAGCAGCACAAAGGTTCTAAGCTATGGGCGGCGCTGGAGAAACACGTAACCCGTAAGCCAGGAGCGCCGTGTGTGACAACGGTCGAAGACAAACGGCCAGAATGGAAAAATGTTACTGAAGACGATTTAGAGGCTTGACATCTTAATCGTACTCTATTATATTACTAATCACTGACCGGGCAGCTCCCCGGATAAACTCTAAAACGCGAGAAAACTAAAATGGGAATTAAACTTAATCTTCGTAAAGTACAAACCGCATGGCTGAACGTATTCGAACGCGCTAAAGACCGTGAAAATAATGACGGTTCCGTTACTAAAGGTACGTATAACGGTACTTTTATCCTGACTCCGGAACACCCACAAATTGAAGAGCTTCGCGATACGGTATTCACAGTAGTGTCGGAAGCATTGGGAGAGGCCGCCGCTGAGAAATGGATGAAGCAGAACTACGGCGAAGGTAAGCACATGGACAAGTGCGCTGTGCGCGACATCGCTGAGCGCGATAATCCGTTCGAAGACTTCCCGGAAGGTTTTTACTTCCAGGCAAAGAACAAGCAACAGCCTTTAATCCTGACTTCGGTTAAGGGCGAAAAGCAGGTAGAACCAGACTTCAACATCGACGGTGAACAGATTGAAGGCAAGCAGGTATATAGCGGTTGTGTGGCTAATATCTCAATCGAAATCTGGTTTTCCGAGCAATATAAAGTTTTAGGTGCAAAGCTAAACGGTATCAAATTTGCTGGTGAAGGGAAGGCATTCGGTGGTTCTGCGGTTTCTGCCAGCGTCGACGACCTGGAAGATGATGAAGACGAAGCGCCGCGTCGTGAACGTCGCCGTAACCGTTAATACATTTTCTTTTCAATTAAGGCGGCTTCGGTCGCCTTTTCTATAAGGGTCAAATGAATGAACTTGCTTTATCTCGATACTGAAACATTTTCAGAAGCCGATTTAAAAAAAGTCGGTTCCTATGCTTACGCCGAACATCCGACTACCGAAATTGTTATCTGCACCTACGCTTTCGATGAAGGCCCTGTGCAAGTATGGGACGCCACCGACGGCAGCGATATGCCGCGTGATTTGCGTCGGGCGATGCTAAAGCTGCAAAAACCAGACAGCAATCTCAAACTGGTAGGCCAAAACTTCCTTATGTTCGACCGACCAGTTATTAAGCATTGCTGGGGATTCGAACTCCTGGTAGAAAACATTATAGACACTATGATAGTCGCGTTCCGACATGCCCTCCCGGGTTCACTGGCCGCGCTGTGTGAGGTTTTAAACATTGACGCAAGCATGGCTAAGGATAAACGTGGTAAGGCGCTGATACAGCGATTCAGTAAGCCTACGCCCAAGAACTATAAGATTCGACGTTATACTGCCGATACCCACCCAAAAGAGTGGGCAGAATTTATTGCATACGCAAAAAGCGACATTACGTCCATGCGTGAAGTGTATAAGAAAATGCCTAAGTGGGGGAATTCTGAGTTCGAAGACCGCGTGCTGCACTTAGACCAGGTGATTAATGACCGAGGATTTAAGGTTGATGTGGCATTGGCGGAAGCAGCGATTGAAGCAGTCACGCGCCATAAAGAAGAGTTACAGGAAGAAGCCCAACGTAAATATGGCGGTTCACTAACCGGCAAAGACTTCTTGCCTATTTTACAGGAGCTAGCGCCAGCGCACCGCATACACAACGCACAGAAGTCAACACTAAACGATTTGCTGGCGGATGAGGATTTACCGGACGACGCCCGCACTATTATCGAGATGCGTCTCGGGGCTGCTTCTACCGCATCGACGAAATACGCGCCGTTGCTGTTAGGCCGTTCTTCAGATGACCGCCGCCGTGGTTGCCTGCAATACGGAGGAGCGAAGCGAACATTGCGGTGGGCGGGGAAAGGTTTTCAGCCGCAAAACCTGGCGCGCGGGTATTATCACGACGATGAACTGGATAGGGGTATTGCCGCGTTACTTAAAGGCCGTGCACACCGCCGTTTTGATGTGGCCAAGCTAACAGCGTCTACCGTCCGAAGCTGCATTATCCCGGAAGCCGGGCGTAAGTTTGTTGTTGCGGATTACTCTAACGTCGAAGGCCGTGGGCTTGCATGGCTGGCGGGCGAAGAAACCGCGCTTGATACGTTCCGCGCCGGGCTGGATATTTACTGCGTAACCGCAGGTAAGATGTTTGGCATGGACCCCGACGATATCAAGAAAGAACGTAAAGACTTACGCCAGATAGGTAAGGCTTGCCTTCACCGTCATACCCAAGTTTTGACCGATGGTGGATTTAAGGATATTATGGCGGTTACATCAGCATATAAAGTATGGAATGGCGAAAAATGGGTGAATACAAAAGGCACGCACCTTATGGGGTGGAAACCGGTAATAAATGTGGACGGGGTTCTAATGACCGAAGACCACAAAATCTTGACGCATTCCTGGAAGGCGGCAAAGCAACTCGTTTCAAACAAATATATGATGGGCCTCGCCCTGGGGAGAGGTGGGGACGCCTGGTTATCCTACGTGAGCTACCAAAACGACAAGGCCAAAGACAACTACTCGTCCAATGTGATTGCGGAGAGATGCCGGGGCGGGTCTATTATGACAATGTCCGAGCGGGTAAAACCACTCAATGCAACATCTGCGCCCTTGAAGCAACAAAAAAATATCGTAAAAAATATTTCTGCTACGAAGACGCAATGCCGGATGATGCGCACAGAACGCGATTGCTCAACCGGTTGTCCGCGGCAATCGTGCGGACAACAAGCCCCGGAAACAAGAGTTACAAAAACTATGGGGCTAGGGGTATCACGGTATTTGACCAGTGGAGGGCCGATAAAAGGTCGTTTCTTAGATATGTTCAAACTTTGGAAGGCTGGGATGACCCAAACCTCGAAATGGACCGAATCGACACAGACGGTAACTACGAGCCTGGCAACATTCGGTTTGTCAGCCGTTCTGAAAACTGCCGTAACAGACGTCGAATACCTGAGCTTCAACGAAAGTATGATGCAGCCGTTGCCCGCATTGCTGAGCTTGAACGGGAAATTAACCTACTGCGAGCCAGTTTACGACCTGATTGATGTGGAAGACGGCAACCGTTTTCTTATAGCCTCAGACTCGGGCTTTCTTGTGGCGCATAACTGCGAACTGGGCCTCGGCTACGAGGGAGGTGTCGGAGCGTTCGTTACGTTTGCTAAAAACCTGGGTCTTGACCTTATTGAGATGGCAAAAACAATGGACGGGACTTTCCCCCGACCACATCTGGGCTGCTACTGCACGTGGGTATGAGTGGGCGCGTATCCAGGAAGCCAAGAGACCACCGCATCCCGGTGAAAAGGATGACAGGCCGTCGTATATACTTGACAAGAAAGTATGGCGCACATGTGACGCGATCAAGCGTATGTGGCGTGAGTCACACCCTGAAACAGTAGCGTTCTGGCGCGACCTTAAAGACGGAATTTTAGCCGCTGTTCGTAATCCTGGTCGTGAATTTTGGGCTGGGGCACACTTGCGCCGGAATGGTGAAAGGGCTATCCGCATATGGCGTACCGTAGAATTTGATTCGTCGGGCAGGAAGGTTCCTGGCTGGTGGTTGTGTATGGAGTTGCCGTCAGGCCGTATCCTATCGTATCCGGGAATCGGCGTTAGTGTGACAAAGGAAACAGACGAAGACGGACGGATAAACACCAATGTAAGAATTAAGTACCAGGGTGAGAACCAGTTAACACGGCAATGGACCACCCTGTACACACACGGCGGAAAGGCTTGTGAAAACATTGTTCAGGCGTTGTGCCGTGACTTATTGGCCTATGCGATGCTTAATGTAGAAGCCGGTGGGTATCCAATAGTTCTTTCTGTTCACGATGAACTGGTATGCGAGACTCCGGATACATCAGATTACACGGTAGCTGAACTGGAAAAACTAATGTGTGCATTGCCAGAATGGGCTGATGGTTTTCCTCTTGTAGCGGAAGGTGCGGAGTTAAAACGGTATGCTAAGTAAACTGATTATTTATTATTTCAGGGAAGAAGACTGTCGAATCTGTCCGCGCTGTGGGATTAAGCACACGAAACGTGAGGGGTGCATAGATGAGTACGCCTGAGGGCCGCGTCCAGAAATATGCAAAAGAGCGATTCGAGGCCCTGGGGGGGCCTCGTACGCAAATTGTCGTACGAAAATAGAGTGGGCGCTCCTGACCTGCTGGTGATTCTCCCCGGTGGCATCATCTGGTTCGTCGAGGTGAAGAAAGACGAAAACACGAAGCCAGACCCGCACCAGTTGCGCGAGCACGAGAGGATGCGTAAACGCGGCGCAAATGTTTTTGTTGTTGGGTCGAAGAAACAGGTTGATAAATTAATAGAACACTATTATATTTAGTTAACACCAAACAGAAATAAGGAATTGAGAAATGAAATATGAATATGACCGCAAACCAGCACGTGACATCGTACCAGGCGATATGATTTTCAACGTTAAAACCCGCCAGCCGGTTGCCGTTGATACTGTGTTCGTCGAGTCGAATGGCAAACTGGTTATCGAAGATGTAACCGGAAACGTTACGGCGTTCGGGCGTAAAGAGTTAGTTCTGGTGCTGAAATGAGTAAATTCAATAGAAGACCCGATATTGAGAAGGCGAAACGTCTTCTTAACTATGACCCCGAAACAGGTATATTTACACGAAAAGTAAGCATAAAAGGGAGAAATGCGGGGGAGGTAGCCGGAGGGCCGAACGACAAAGGATACATAGTTATTACAGTCTCCGGTGTAAGAATAAAAGCCCACCATCTGGCATGGGCTTTCGTCTACGGGGAATACCACAATGGTGAGCTTGACCATAAAGACCGTAACAGGGCCAATAACGCCATAAATAATATAAGGCCCGCAACAAGGAGCCAGCAGATTCAGAACCGCGACTGCTCATCGCATAACACTAGCGGCGCGATAGGGGTTTACCAAATACCATCTGGCAGGTGGCGCGCCAGAATAGGCGTCAATAACAAATACATCCACCTTGGCTATTTTGACACTATAGAGGAAGCGTCGCGCGTATACCAAAGAGCTGCGGAAATATACTTCGGGGAGTTCAAGGCATGAGTAAGTTTAGGCGCAGGGAATACCAGAAAATAATGACGTCGTTTATGCTACAGCACCCACGTTGCAATATATGGTGCGGTATGGGTGGCGGCAAGACCTCGTCGACAATGTGGGTGCTTAGCCGCCTGTTTCGCAACGGGCAGCTAACAGAAGAAGACCGGGTATTAATCCTCGCCCCGTTGCGTGTTGCGTCGGGTACGTGGCCCGCGGAACAAACTAAGTGGGGGTTCCCTTGCCTTCGTGTCATCGATGCAACCGGTTCGGAGAAGCGCCGCATAGCGGCGCTGGAGTCGGACGCTAATGTGGTGTGCACTAACTACGAAGTTATCGAGTGGCTGATTGATTACTACGGCAAAGACGACTGGCCTTTTACTGTTATCGTGGCCGATGAGAGCACGAAACTGAAATCTTTCCGCAGCCGTTCAGGCGGTAGCAAGCGGGCAAAGGCGCTTAGTAAGGTGGCGTTCGGTAAAGTTAAGCGTTTCATTAACCTGACCGGTACACCATCACCAAACGGCCTCAAAGACTTGTGGGGTCAGAACTGGTTCATCGACGCGGGTGAACGCCTTGGGTCTTCATACACGGCCTTTACCGATAGATGGTTTAACTCGGTACAGAAAGGCAAATCTGCGATGGCGCGGGAGTACCATGCTCGCCCAGGCGCGGATAACGAGATTCACCAGAAGATGAAGGATATCAGCCTTACCATTGATGCCGCCGAGTGGTTCGGTTGTGAAGCACCGGTTATTGTACCGGTTGAGATTGACCTGCCGAAGAAAGCGCGTCAAGCCTACATCGATATGGAGGAGGAGTTATTCGCGGAACTGGAGAGCGGAGAAGTTGAAGCGGCTAACGCCGCCGCTAAAACGGCTAAGTGCTTGCAGATTGCTTCCGGTGCCGTGTATGTGTCGGGGCCGGATGGTGAAGCAACGAAAGACTGGGAGAAAGTGCACGACGCGAAACTCGATGCGTTAGAGTCCATTGTCGAGGAGTTGCAGGGTGCGCCGCTGCTGGTGGCCTATCAGTTCAAGCACGAACTTGAGCGCATTCTTAGGCGATTCCCCCAGGCGCAGGCGTTTGCGAAAGGTGCTAAGGGTAATAAGCAGATGGAATCTTGGAACCGCGGGGAAATCGAGATTTTGTGCGTGCACCCTGCATCGGCGGGCCATGGTTTGAATTTACAGGACGGCGGGCATCATCTGGCGTTTATTTCGCAAGGCTGGAACCTGGAGCACTATTTGCAGGTTGTCGAGCGTATAGGTCCTGTACGCCAGAAACAGGCTGGCCACGAGCGTCCAGTGTTCCTGTATCACATAGTCGCTAAAGACACGCTGGATGAGGTCGTTGCCGCGCGTACGGACGAGAAAAAATCTGTCCAGGAAGAGTTGCTTAATTATATGAAGAGACGAGGTAAGAGATGAATAATGAGTTTGATATCGACGCTTGCAACGAATTGATAAAAGACGCCATTAATTCCCGCGAGCAACTTCTAGCTATGCAATTAAAGCGAGAAATAAAAC